GAGCTGCAACGGGCTTTCCGGGCGCACTTGGCTTGATATATTGCCTGGCGGATGCTTCGGACAGGTCTAGTTTCCGGGTCAGATAATCCATAAATGCCGACCTGCTAAGGTAAGGCTGGCCGTTGCGTTCCTCGGCACCGGAGGCCCACCAGCCGTTTTCAAAGGTTTTTCGGTGGCTGGTGATCTTGCTATCCTTTTTATCAATTACTGGCGGATTGGCCTGAACCACGACCGCTGAAGTCACTGGCTGACCGTCCTCGTCAAGCCAGCCGGGAATGGCTACCTGTTGCAGGTCAACATATATGGTCTCGGCCAGTTCTGCGTCTTTGGACTTGCGCTGAACGATCTGGAGGGGCTGGTCTTTTTTGCCCGGCACGATGGAAATCTCGATGTCGAGTGCGCCGCGCCAGGCACTGGAGCCTCGCGCCCGGTGCTGGGCCTCCTCGGAGACTCCGGTGTGGTGCACGAGGATTACGGAACAATCGAACTCCATCATGAGGGCATTGCAGGCATCCAGCATGGTCTTGGCATCTTGGGCCGAATTCTCGTCGCCGGCCAGGAACCGGTGCAGGGTATCGACCACGATCACAGATGGCGGGTTTGGCAGCATCCTGACCTGCTCGACCACCTTGAGGTAGCCGGTCGGGGAGTTGAGGTCGCAGCCATCTTTGGACAGCCACATGGCCAGCTTGGAGGTTGTGGCATTGTGGTGTTTCCAGGCCGCCACCCTGCCGCGCAGACCATGGTGACCCTCACCGGCCAGATAGACCACGTTGCCTTGGCGCACCTTGTGGCCACACCAGTCTGGGGTGGCGCTGGCAATGCGGAGGCACCAGTCGAGCACAATAAAAGTCTTGCCGCCACCGGAGGGCCCGTGAACCATGATTAAGGCATTGGACTGAAGCCACCGCTTGACCAGCCAACTGATCGGGGAGGGCTGGCCTGAGAATTCATCGGCTGGTATAAGCCAGTCATCTTTGATTGGCATCAGAAGCCCTACAAGATTGTGCCCGGCTTGGGCGTAGTCGTTGGCGTCACCGAGGATTGGCGGCATGACCATCCGAGCACCATATTTGGCCGATGCCTGTTCTGCATACCGCTGCCCGACACCAGATGAATCATGGTCTGCCACAATAACAATGTCCTGAGTGGCTCCGTGTTTTTCTCGGAGTGTGCCAGTCACCGGAACCAGATTGCTGGCGCTGTAAGCAACCACGCAGGGGCGGCTGGTGGCTTCGTGGATGGTGGCTGCCGTGGCAAAGCCCTCGGCCACGAATAGAACGCCCGGTTCGTCCATTGTGCCGACCATCCAGTATTTACCGCCCGTCTGACCGCCTGGATGGTAGAGCTTGCCGCCATCGTCATCAATGTATTGAAGGGTGGCCAGAGTGCCGTCGGCATCGTATAGAGGCACCATCAACCGGCCATCGCCTGTGGTGCGGACTCCATGCGTCTGGATGCCTTTACGCTTGAGATAAGGGTGATCAGGATGGGCCGCTATACCACTGAGCCAGATTTTCTCGACCGTCTCGCTGGCCACTTTATGCTGGCGTTCTTGAGCTGCTTCCCGCAGGACTTTGGACTCATTAATGCGCCGAGCATGGGCCATTTCCTCGAATTCGGTCAGCTTTCGGCCAACATCGGCACGCCAGGTTATCTCCATTCCTGCACGCCAGCAGCCAAACCGCCCTGCCGGGATGCCATCGCCGAACACTAAATACCAACCCGGCTTGTCACCGTGGCCGGGTGAGCCTTTGGTGCCGGATCGGAAGCGGTGAATCTTGCCGTCAAAGTGTATTTCCTCTGGTGGCTCCAACCCGGCTGCTTTCATGGCATCAATGAGTTGCACGCCGGGCGGGGCTACCAGCTTTTCAGGGGGTGGCGACCAAGGGCCACCTAAGACATTTTCAAGGCTGGCCATTGGCTGTCTCCTGACCTGTCAAATAATCACTTAGCAATTTCACCGTTTCGTAGGATGGCTGGCTGTCAGGCTGCATAAAACGATAGACAGTGGCCGGGTGAACACCAGCTTTTACCGCCACCCGTCGCAAATTAGCGTCCGTAAGCCTTTGTTTAACTTCATTAATTGTAAGCATTTATGCTTCCCTGTAAATATATTTACGATTACGCTTGCACATCATACCACAAACGATCATAATCTCTACATCGCCTCACCCAGACATTTCTGACCGAGGCATAAAAGGAGAAGCAAAGATGACCTACGAAATTAAAGTTGAATGGGAAGGCCGGTATGACATATACGTCGCTGGCGAACTGGTTGGATACAGCAAGCGCAAATGGCTTGCAAAGGCAATTGCTGAAGCAATTGTCGCTGGCAACATTGAGCCTACAGGCGATACCACTTCGCGTTACTCCGAATGGGCATACACGAATGCGCCAGAGCAGTTTGAACGCATGGGCAACGGATACTAAAAACCTTTTGCCCCTTCGGGGGCGCACTCAACCGATCAAGCGAGGAAATAAAATGCAAACACCAGAACGCTGCAACTGTGGTGCCACTGATTGCCCCAGATGTTATCCCGGCAATCGCCCTGAGCCGAGCGACCGTCACATAGAGCTGGCGCTGGATACGGTGATTGATATCGCACTGGATTACGGCCAGTGGCCTCCAAATGGTAGGCCGCAATTTGACCTTTACGATTTCCTGCTCGAAAACCGAGATCCTTCCTTCGCGTGGGAAATGTATCTTGCCAGTTTTTCGTCTAACACCGAAGCGTTTGCCGACCGCATCGAGCGTGAGTCAAAAAAGGTTAGGTGCATGATCGAAGATCATCTTATCGACTCCGACATTGTCTACGACTTGGCGTGCGAATACGCCGCCGAGGAGGAGGACGAGCAATGAGTATTTCCGAGGTCTGCTTTTACGCCTGCGTCGTTTGCGGAATAGTTGTTTTTGCAATCTTAATTTTTACGGAAGGAAAATAAATGGCTATCAAACTGAAAAATACCGGCAGCCTTGCCGAAAATGGTGTGAAGTTATTGGTATACGGTGCCGCTGGTGCCGGTAAGACCACGCTGATTAAAACCCTCCCGAACGTGATTGTGCTCTCTGCCGAGGGTGGTTTGTTGTCCATCCAGGACTCCAATTTACCCTACATCGAGATCGGCAGCATGGAGGATTTGAGGGAGGCTTTTACTTGGTGCAAGGAAAGTAAGGAAGCAACCGGCTTTGAATCAGTCGTGCTGGACAGCATTTCCGAGGTGGCCGAGGTCGTGCTGCATGAGGAATTGAAGAAACAAAAGGATGGCCGGGCGGCATATGGTGAGATGAACACCACCATGCAAGACTTGATCCGCGCTTTCCGAGACCTGCCCGGCAAGCACGTTTTTATGACCGCCAAGCTGGAGAAAAGCGCGGACGAAATGGGTCGGATTCTTTATAACCCCGGAATGCCCGGCAAGAGCCTGACTCAAGGACTGCCCTACTTTTTCGATGAAGTCTTGGCGCTGCGGGTCGAGAAGGATGCCGAAGGCACAACCCAGCGTGCGCTGATGTGCGACTCGGATGGGCTGTGGCTGGCCAAGGACCGCTCCGGCAAACTGGAAGCATGGGAAGCACCGGATCTCGGTGCCATCATTGCCAAGATCGGGGGGAAGAAATGAGCGACCTTAAAAGTCTCAGTGCCGAGTGGCTGGTTTTCAAATACGCCGAGGAAAAGGCCACGGCAGATCGCCGCAAGATAGAAGATCAGATGGTCAAGCTGCTGGCGATTCCGCCTGACTTTGAGTCCACCGAGACTGCCGAGCCGGAAGGCTTTGTGGTCAAAGTCTCGGGCCGCATCGACCGCAAAGTTGATTCGGAAAAGCTGCAAGAGCTGGCCGCTGAAGCCGGATTGTCAGATCACCTTGCTAACCTTTTCAGGTGGAAACCAGAGATCAACATGACCATCTGGAAAGCAGCAGATGAAGCAATTACCCGTCCTCTCGCTGGCGCAATTACGGTCAAACCTGGCCGCCCTTCTTTCAAAATTACCTTTAAGGATTAAATACCATGGCTTTTTTAACCGAAGAATTCAACGTCAACGAACTGCCGGTGGGCAATGGTAATTTTGAGCCACTGCCTGCTGGCTGGTATTCCGCCACCATCTCGCAGTCCGAACTCAAGGACACCAAGGCCGGGAACGGTCAATACATCAAATTGAGGTATGACATCACCGGCCCGACGCACCAGGGCCGGGTGGTGTTTGGCAATCTCAACATCAAGAACCCCAACCCGAAAGCAGAGGAAATCGGACGGGCGCAGTTGGGCGACATCATGCGTGCCATCGGTCTGGCCAAGGTCACTGACACCGATCAACTGATCGGCGGCGAGATCGTGATCAAGTTGGAGATCAAGCAGGACGAGACTTATGGGGCCGGGAATGAGGTCAAAGGGTTTAAGTCTGCCTCCGGCAGTCCTGCTCCTGCTGCTGCGGTGATTCCTGCCACGGCAAAGTCTCCTGCTGCGGCAGCACCGACCAAGGCCGCGCCGCCTTGGGCCAGCAAGAAGTAAACAAGAAAAAGCCCCGGTCTGGATTCCAGCCGGGGCAATTGGAGACGATATGCAAATTCCTGAATCAGAGCATAACATTCAAAGCCTTATCGACAAGCACCACGAAGGCCAGTCCGAGGTGCCGCGTTCCCATCTTGGGGCCAGCACGCTGGGCCATGTCTGCGACCGCTGGCTGTGGCTGTCTTTCCGATGGGCAGTGCAGCCGAGCTTTCCGGGTCGAATCCTTCGCCTTTTCCGCCGGGGCCGTGAGGAAGAAGTTAATATTATCAACGACCTTCGTGCGATTGGAATGGATGTGAGAAAAGTCTCATCCCAGCATCGGGTGGACTTTGGAAGCCATGTGTCTGGTAGCCTCGATGCCATCATTGACTCTGGCGTGCCAGAAGCGCCGAGGTCAAAGCATATTGCAGAATTCAAAACCGCATCAAAAAAGGCATTTGATGATCTGGTCAAACAGGGCGTGGAGAAGTCCAAGCCAGATCACTTTGTCCAGATGCAGGTTTATATGTCAGGCACAAAAATCGATCGCGCCCTGTATCTGACCGTCTGCAAGGATGATGACCGCATCCATACCGAGCGGGTCAAATACGACAAGGCTGTGGCAACCAAAGCCATCGAGCGCGGCAAACGCATTGCCCTGGCTGACAGGATGCCTGAACCGATCAGTTCAGACCCGTCCTGGTATCAGTGCAAATTCTGCGACGCGCACGACTTTTGCCACGAATCCAAGACCACCAAGCACGTTAATTGCCGCACCTGCGCTCATGCCACTGCATTGCAGGATTCGACATGGCATTGCGCCAGATGGGATGCTGTTATACCGGAGGATACCCAGCGCACCGGGTGTGAATCTCATGTCCTGCACCCTGACCTGGTGCCGTGGAAGCGCAAGGATGGGCCTGATGAGTGGACAGCAATCTATGAAATCAATGGGGTCGATCTGGCAAACGGAGAGGGTGACGCGAATGTTTACACCAGTAAAGAATTACTGGCTAACCCTGCCGCCTGCGCTGGTGGATATCCGTTCGTGGCTGAGTTGCGGCAAGAATTTGATGGGAGGATTGTGGGGTGAATATTATCGAATTCGGAGACTGCCGCGAAACGATGCGCCGATGGGCGGCTGAAGGCATCAAGGCGCAAACCTGCGTGACCAGTCCGCCATATTTTGGCCTGCGCGACTACGGCCACGAAGGACAGATTGGGCTTGAGCAAACGCCAGAGGAATACATCAAGGCGATGGTCGAAGTGTTCCGCTGTGTGTGGGATGTGCTGGAGGATGATGGGACGCTGTGGCTGAATATTGGGGATAGTTATGCTGGAAGCGGTAAAGGGCGTAATGCGGATGGGACACATCAAGAAGGCGGAAAACAAGGAACCAACAAAGGCACAATTCTTGGCAGTTTGATTAAAACTGATGCGCCAGAATGTAAGCCAAAAGACCTTATCGGCATTCCGTGGATGCTTGCCTTCGCCCTTCGTGCTGATGGATGGTATCTCAGGCAAGACATCATCTGGCACAAGCCAAACCCGATGCCTGAGAGTGTGCAGGACAGATGCACAAAAGCGCACGAATACATCTTTCTGTTGAGCAAGTCGCAGAAGTATTACTTCGACAACGAAGCTATTGCCGAGCCGTTAGCGGCTAGTAGTGTGGCGCGACTGGCACAGCCGACACTGGCGCAACAAGCCGGAAGCGACAGGGTGCCGGGAAAGACGAACGGCAACATGAAGGCTGTGGGGCCACGCTTTGGGGGTAATAAATATGGCGATGATGATAGCGAGAAAAGCCGCACAAAAAGCGGCAACGAATGGGCGGGAAACGAAACAGGGCGGCGCAACAAGCGCAGCGTCTGGACGGTTACTACCAAGCCATACAAGGGCGCACACTTTGCAACCTTCCCGCCTGACCTGATCGAGCCTTGCATCCTAGCTGGTGCGCCTGCTGGTGGCGTGGTGATTGACCCTTTCATGGGCAGCGGCACCACGGCTGCTGTGGCTTTGCAGCATGGTCGTCAATACCTTGGTTGCGAGCTAAAACCTGAATATGGGCCGCTGCAACAGAATCGAATTGATGTGTATAGGAGTTTGTTTGATGCTCCGTGAATACCAACAACGCACCATAGACCAGCTTTACGCATGGTTTGAGGCTGGCAATGCTGGCAATCCCTGCCTAGTGCTGCCGACCGGCTCAGGCAAGAGTCACATCGTGGCTGCACTGTGCAAAGATGCTGTCCAGAACTGGCCCGAAACCGTTGTGCTGATGCTCACCCATGTCAAAGAATTGATCGAGCAGAACGCCGAGAAGATGCGCCAGCATTGGCCGGGTGCGCCGTTGGGCATCTACAGCGCAAGCATTGGTCGGAAGGACTTGGGTGAGCCGATCACCTTCGCCGGTATCCAGTCTGTGCGAAATAAGGCAAAGCAGCTTGGCCACGTTGATCTGGTGATCATTGACGAGTGCCACCTAGTCAACCACAAGGACGAAGGAGGCTACCGCAAACTGTTGGGCGAGTTGAAAAACATCAATCCGCATCTTCGGGTTATTGGTTTAACCGCCACGCCTTATCGTCTTGGACATGGCCTGATCACTGATGAGCCTGCCTTGTTTGATGCCCTGCTGGAGCCGGTCAGCATCGAGGAACTGGTGTTTAAGGGCTACCTTGCCACGCTGCGGAGCAAGATTACCAAGGCCAAACTGGACACGACAGGGGTGCATAAGCGCGGCGGGGAGTTCATTGAGTCCGAGTTGCAGGCGGCGGTCGATACGGATGACAAGAATCAGGCCGTGGTGCAGGAGGTTGTTACATTGGCGGGTGATCGCAAAGCCTGGCTGGTGTTCTGCACTGGAGTCAAGCACGCGGAGCACGTTGCCGAAGTCCTGCGCCAGCATGGGGTAGCAACAGAATGCGTGCTGGGAGAGACTCCGAAAAAAGAACGTGAGCAAATAATTGCAGATTTCAAGGCTGGTCGAATCAGAGCATTAACAAATGCCAATGTATTAACGACCGGCTTTGATTACCCGGACATTGATCTGATCGCCATGCTGCGCCCCACTATGTCACCGGGGCTGTATGTCCAGATGGCTGGCCGCGGCATGAGGGTTAAGAGCCACACCGATCATTGTTTAGTTCTCGACTTCGCCGGGGTGGTCGAGGCGCATGGGCCGATCACTGCTGTTCAAACGCCCAAAAAGGGCGGTGATGGCAATGGTGAGGCACCAGTCAAGGTCTGCGACGAGTGCGGGGAGCTTGTCCATATCTCGGCAGCAGTCTGCCCGGCCTGCGGTGCAATGTTCCCGGAGCCGGTCAAGAAGGCACTGGTTCTGCACCACGATGACATCATGGGGCTTGAAGGAAAAGACCTTGAGATTACAACCTGGAACTGGCGCATCCACACCAGCAAGGCCAGCGGGAAGCTGATGCTGTCCTGCACTTACTACGGTGATTTGTCCGACAAGCCGATCACTGAATATTTACCGGTTCTCCATGATGGCTATGCAGGCCAGAGGGCGATGCAGCAGTTGTTTACGATGGCCGCATCGTCTGGGGCCGATCTTGCCAAATCATCGACTTTGCAAGGTGACGAGGCACTGGATTATATGTCGGTGCAGATGAGCAATTCAGCGCCGCCCAAGGCCATTGAATACCGCAAAGATGGAAAGTTTTTTCGAGTCATTAAAAGGAATTGGACATGAAAACAAGACCGCCAGCGCCGCAGTTCGTCACCGATTACCGAGAATGGGTCAAGGCTGGCCCTCCGAAATGCTGCCATACCTGCGAAAGTTACGGCACCGATGGACTGTGCACCGAGTTCTTCATGGAGCCGCCAGCGGAGTTTGCCGCCACCGTCAATGCTTGTCCGAAGTGGGAATGTGAAGTTCCTTTTTGATGAATGGGAAAATAAAATGAACGAGAAACTTGAAGCTGCAATCACTTACCTGCGTAGTCGTAACAAATACGTGCTTGATGCAGGCTGCAACTTTGTGCCGACAAAAAC